AGGAAAGCCGCTGGTAGCAAAGCGAAATGTATGGCTTTTTCAAGATTGAGGGATAAACGAGAGGGAAAATCTCCTCCCAAAAGAGGGGTGGCACCCTTAGGGACTCCATCCCCCGCCCTCATATCAAATTTAAAAAATGTAGTTGCATCCAGTGAGCAAGTGTCGATTGAGGCTCCTGCTGAGATAACGGCTGAATCTTTGTTCTTAGAGGCCAAAAAGGCGTTATGGCGGATTATGCGACAAGGCTCCCCGATGCCAGCATATTTAAATCTCGTGATTCAGATATGCAAGGAAGAATTGCCATCTTGGAAGAACGGCAAGGGGAATAAGCAAGGGACAGAAGAATATAAGGAAATACTAACAGATTTGTTGGGTGCATCAACTCCAACGTTCAAATTGTTAGAAGGGATGTCTACAGGTGGACAGTCTGTTGCGGCTAATTGAGGAATCAGATGAGCTGATCCCCTTTTTTGCCCAATGTCCAGCCGGAAAACGGGGTCGGCCTTTAAATGCAGGGACGGCCGTGGCGATGGAAAAGGCTAACCCTGGTAGTGTTTGCGCCAAAGAAGCATCGGCAAGGCGTGGGGTGGGTCGTGTTGGTGCTAGAACTGTTTTTTATCGAATGAAGACATACGGCGATAAAAATCAATTGGAAGAAAAGGCTAAAAAGGCTTTATAAGCGTAGAGGTGAAAACCGGTTTTTAGGAAGGAGAAAATAAAAAATGGATGATTTAACAAGGATGATAGATAGAACTGATCAAATAATAAAATTTTATGTCAAGTGCCCGGAAGGTAAGCGTGGGCGGCCAATGAATGCCGGGCGTGCGGCGGAAATGAACAAGATTGATCCTGGTAGTGTGTGCGTGAAAGAATCTAAAGAGGGCGGGCGGACAACATTTCATGGGATGGGAAATAAAGCAGTCCATAAACAAGCTAGCCAGGGGCTTGACAAAAGATTAAAAGAAGCAAACAAGGGAAAAGAAAAAGGGTCTTTGCGGGAATTAAAATATACTAATCGTAGGCTTAATCGAGAGGCTAATCAAGATTATAAAGAACGTAGGAAAGACCCGAAATATAAAGAAGCTATTGCGGAAATGCAAAAGGGGTTGGATGCAGAAGCCGCCAAAAAAACGCCTCAAGCATCCCAAGGAACGCCAGAATTGAAGGGGTTTAAAGAAGGGCCTCGATTGATGAGTAGGAGCGAAATGGGACAATTAGTAGAAAAGGTGAAAAGAATTCAGCCAACAGCGGACAGTATGGATGTTATGAAGGAAGCAATCAGCGGGTTGAAGCGTGGGGATTTAATTAATTTAGGAAATGCTTTAGAAGTAAAACTGACTGGGGCCTCTTCTCAGCAAGATTTGGTTGATAGAATTGTTGAAGACACCATAGGCTTTAGGGCTAGAGCAAACGCTATTCAAGATCAAATCAAGGAGAAATATAAAACCCGCCCGTATGATGATTGGGAGACATCGTTTGGAACAAAAAAGAAAGAATCTTTTACACCGTCTACACAACTGAAACCGGTTACAAGATCGGCTCCACAAGAAGACCCACCCGATGAGCCTATGGAATGGACAACAGACTTCTCTAATTTTAAAGAAGGGCCGCGGTTGATGGGTCGAAGCGATATGGGAATGCTGGTTGATAAGGTAAAGAAATTTCAACCAACAGCGGATGATGTGGATGCGATGAAAGAAGAAATCAGCGATTTGAAGCGCGGGGATTTAGTCAACTTGGCCGGGATATTAGGTGTAGGAATAAAAAACGCGACATCTCAAAAAGAGTTGGTGGACAGAATCGTTTTTGATACCATAGGCTTTAAAGCGCAATCGAATGATATTAAAAAACAGATTAGGGATGAATACAAAACTCGCCCGTATGACGATTGGCAGACAACTCTCCCGTAATCCTTAATTTGTAAGATTTACAGAAGAAAAAAAGTGATAAATTTTGCAATAAAAAAATTTTTTTTCTTGCAATGAACTGCGGATTGTCTTATAATATCTATACCTTTAAAGTATAAAATCTTACCATTATTTATAGTTTAACTCAAAGAAAGGACAGAATCCTTCCTTTGAGCCATTAGCACCTATCGCGCGTCCGAATTAAAGAATGACGCTAACATATCTTTAAGTTCAGGATAGCGCGCCGATATGTGTAAGACCTGGTTAATTTGCTTACAAGGGAGAAAACCCTTGTAAGTTTTGCCTTGCCAGCTCAATTGGTAGAGCATCTGCTTCGTAAGTAGACGGCTATAGGTTCAAATCCTATGCAAGGCTCCAAGGCTCTGTTAGCTCAAACTGGTAGAGTGCTTGCCTTGTAAGCAAGCGGTTGTTGGTTCAAATCCAGCACAGAGCTATAAGGTTTAGGGAAAAAGGGGAAGGGTTAAGTATGCCACCGAATATATGCAGAATGTTCCCTGCAAATAAATTGGTTGCCATGAAAGCCGCGTTTGCTCAAAAGATTGGATATACTCCTAGCGCGGGGCAAGCCATGGTACATAGTTCTAACAAAAGATTTAGAATTGTGGTAGCTGGGGCTAGATTTGGCAAGTCAATGGGGGGAGGGTTTGAAGGGGCGTTTTATTTGAATTTCCCCGATTTTCGTATTTGGTGTGTTGCGCCCGTATATGAGTTGGCAGACAAAGAGTTCAATTGGTGTCTTGAGTTTTTGACGCGGTATAAAATGCCTGATGGGAGAAGTTTATTTGATTTGGGCAAGTTGTCCGATCCTTCTAAGGGGTCAAGAACATTTTCTTTACCCTGGGGTTCGTTTATAAAGACGAAGTCAACTGAGAATGCCGATGCGTTGTTGGGTGAAGAATTGGACATGATTATATTTGGAGAGGCCTCATGTATTCCTCGCGCTCCGTGGGAAAGGAAGTTGCGTGCCCGTATAGGTCCAAGAGATGGCATGGTTTTAGCCTTTTCGACAGGAGCTGGAGACAGTGGCTTGTTTGCTGAGTTTGTGGAAAATGGTTTGAGTGATGACGAGGAAACAAGGAAATACTGGGAAACGTGGCAATTCAAGACGTTGGATAATCCTACTTTTAGCAGAGAAGAATGGGAACAAGCGAAAGCAGAGCTTGATCCAGATGTTTTTGCTGAACAGTATGAAGGGAAATTGGTTTCAAGGCGTGGATATGTTTTCCGATTTACAGAGAAACACATTATAACTAGTTTGCCAGAAGGTTGTGAGAATTGGCCGGTGATGGTTTCGATTCAGCCAGGATATAAAAATCCATGTTCAGTTGTATTTTTGATGATAAACCAAAAGGCGAGAGAATATATTGTGTTTGAAGAGCTTTATGAAAAAGAAATGTTAGCGGTAGACATAGTCGCGCAAATACGTCGAAGGGTTGCTGGGAAGAATTTTTTAGGTTGCATTTCTGACTTTTGGCAAATGGACGCAAACGCCAATATCGAAAAGGTGGGATTAGGTGTTAGAACGAACGATGAGGAAAAAAAATTAGGTCGGATACAAGGTACGATGATGCGCGTTCGTGCTGTCCAGAATGTTTTAAGGGTTCGAGAAAATGGTGAGCCTAGGCTAAAAGTTTTCCACAAATGCGAGAATACGATTAACGATTTTAAGAAATGTAAATGGCCGGATAAACCCAAAGAAGAATCAGAAAAATTAGAAGCTGAAATTCCCTTGCCCAAATTTTTTCAAGCTCCCCAGGCGGTTTCTCATGCGATTTCTTTTTTGGAGGCCTGTGCTGGTTCAGATGTTTATGCGGTAGCTCAAAGGTGAAAAAGGTGTGAAAAATGAACGAGGTTGCGGAAAGAGAAGAACAAACGAATGCCGCAAATGGACAACCGGGGGAAAAAGAACCTGTAGAAAAAATAAAGCACCAACTTGCTAAGATACAAGCGGCATCAACGTATGTAACCGAATTACGCCAAAAGATTGGATTATATACTGGTTGGATACCCAATGAGTATGCTGATCAAGCGGCGGCGGATTCTGGCTATTCTATTCTAAAGCAAGATTCAGAAGTGAAGCGATGTTTGCACGCACATTCTTTGATGTGTGCTGGGGAAAAGGTTCGGGTGATTTGTGAGGATGAAAAACTAAAAACAATTGTAGAGAGATTGCTCGCAAGAGTTCAGGACTTTATCCATGCAAGAAAATCTTTGATTGAAAATGGAATGTTGTTTGGTCTTGGTGTCCAGCGTAAATATTATAGGACGACATTTATAAAAGAGTTCCCGGATTATGATTGGACTTGTATATCAGAAATAAATGAAGTCGATACGCGACGGCTTAGGATCGAACGTGATACAGACTTTAGGGACATCGTATATTGGACAATGTACAATCCGGTTCCCGATCAATACATAAAGATTTTGGATAGGAATGAATACCCAGAACAAATAGAAGGTGATGCGGTTCAGGACTACGTTTGGTATTTCCATGAAGAAGAAGAATTAAACCCTTATTTCGCGGGGTTGGGGCAGGTATTATATCCGATTGTTTATGCTAAAAGCCTGGTTTTTCAATATTGGCGTGAATTATGCGAAGGTTGGGCGAAGCCCTGGCTGGTTGCGTCCATGGATATGCTAAAAGGCTCTATTAGTGCGTCTTTAGGCGGTGATTTTAAAACAGCCGCCGAACGAATAACTGCTTGGCTAGATGTAATGGAAAAAGCGCGGTCTAGGCATGGGATTGTCATGGACAAAAATGACAAGCTAGACGTATTAGAGCATGGGAGTACCGGAAATAATATTTGCTATGAATTTATGAAATATGCTGATGAAAAAATTGCATTGGCTATTTTGGGTGCTGAATTAACTACAAGCACTGGCGGCGGTGCTGGGTCTTTTGCTTTAGGTAGTATTCATAGACAGCTAACAGAAACCCTGGTGATGTATTCCAGAGCAAGGTTGGAAGAAGTAATTACACGCGACATTGTTTTTGATTTGTTGTATCGTAATCGAATGAATTTATACTCATTGGGTTTAGATGCGCCAGAGTATGGTGATGTAAAAATTGAATTTTATATTCCTGCTGAAGTGCAAAAGGAACAAGCCGTACAACAGCAAATTAGCAATTATAAAGGCGACATGAACAAATTTTTGTAAGGGGGAAGCATGTCGAGAGGACAAGGTTTAGAAAATATAAAAGAGTTCGATTGGGTCAAACAACCAAATGGAAGATATACGATTTTTGATGTACCGATTTTTGGGACATTCAAAGATGATAAGCGCGGGGCGGTTGAGATAGAAGACTTGCAACATGTGATTTCTTCCTTTAACGAAAACAAGGGAGAAAAATTTCATTATCCGCGTATTCATGTGGGCCATCACGAAAAGCTAGAAAATCGTCCTGGCGCAGGATATTTGGATAATCTAATATTAAAAGGGGATACGATATTTGCGGATTTGGTAGAAATTACGCCAGACATTTTTGAACAAATTATCCGCGAAATGAAGTTCCCTTATGTGAGTGCGGAATATAATCCAGACAAGAAACAAATTACCTCGTTAGCATTATTAGAATCTCAATCGCCTTATTTTAAATATCCATTGTTGTCTTTGGCTCAAGAACCCCAAGAAGCGAATACGTTTCAAGATTGTTTTTCGGATTGGCAAAGTAGAAGTGATTTTATTATGAAGTTCCAGGAAAATTTCCAGGAAGGAGAAAATATGGCTTCCAAAGAAGATGAAGAAGACAAAAAAGAAGAGTCTTCTAAAGAAGAATTTTGCGGCGATCCAGAAGGCCAAGAAAAAGAGACCATGACAGAAGACAAAAGCAAGAATTACAATTGCCAAGAACAGATGGGCGGCCTTCACGAGAAAATAGATAGAATGCTTTCTATGATTGAAGAAATCCATGGTTGGGAAAAAGAAGAACACGAAGAAGGCAGTGAGATGGAACCATCCGAGCCAATGCCTCCAGAAGATAACGAAATGTCAGAACCCAGCACGGTGTCCTATCAAGATAAAACAAGCATGGGGCGTGCTATTTATGGGCTACAAAAGGGTATGGTTCAAATGCAGAAAGAAATTTCTAAGATTGGTCGTCGTGTTGTTCAAAGGGATGAGGATGAAAAAATTCTGGCATCCAAAAGTCGGTTGCGTCAAATTTGCAATGATCGCGGACTAAATTTTCAGGCTGAATTTGACAAACTGCAAAGATTTTCTACAGATCAAGATCGCACGCTATTTATGGATACTTTGGAGTTGATCCAGTCTCCTAAAAGACATCCTGCCTCTCGAATGCTGAACAAATTTATCGAAGAAAACCCTAAAGAAAAAATTTGTGGTAAGTTTCAGGGTGATGAAAAGAAAATTGCAATGCAAGCATACGATAGTTATTTTGAAACCAAGGCCGCATACACCGATGAAGATTGGAAGAAATTTCAGTCGGCCCATGGTGGAATTAGTAAATTCGTAGAGAATGCAGTGCAAAATCCAAAGGGTTTTAAGTTTTTGATTGGCGAATAACCAAAATGAACAAGATGGGAAAAAGGTTTTTCAAGGTTTTTTACAAGGTGGAAAAAGGAGGATTCTATGGCGGATCCAACTAGCGCGATAAATATGGGTTCAAAGCCATATAAGCTAAATGAAGGACGCTATGAGTTTATTATCAAGACAAGCGAGGCTTTGGTTTTAAATTCTCTAGTGTCTATGGACATATCTACGGGGAAAATAGAGTTTGCAGATGACGCAAATAATTTAGTTCCATGTGGTATGTTGGAGTATCCCAGTGATGGTCTAGTCGCACATTTAACAGGGGACGGAACTTATAAGGCAATTGTAAAGGGTGGGATTATTCAACGTTGGGCGGTAACAGGGGCTACAGCCAAGACAGATATAGGCAAACCTGTATATGCCACCGATGGGCAAACTCTTACCCTAACGAAGCCGACTACGGGCCTGCCTCATGGGTTTGTTGTGGACTGGATTTCTAGTACTAATTGCGATGTTTATTTGTTCTCTTTTGCGGAATCCATTGCAAATCTTAATATGGGGAATGGGCTTTATAAATATGAATTGCGTGATCTAGGTACATTCCCAGCAAATGCTTTGCAAGGAACCGCGGCGGCTACATTATTTACTTTCCCAGCAAGCTATGAGCATTACAAGTTAATTAGTTTTCATGCTCAATGTGTGTCGCATGATGATGCGGCGGTGGCTGGTAGCCAGGCCCTCAATCTTGATATTGATGGGACAAATGTAACTGGCGGCGTGCTAACATTGGCATATACCAATTGCGATGCTGTAGGAGATATGGGAACGGCGATTAACGCCACAGAAATTACAGCAGAAAATGAAGTTCATCAAGGTGATGTTCTGAAAGTTGAGATGGCGGCAAGTGGCACTGGTTTTACAGCGGATACTTCGGCGGCCTTTAAATTGTATGCCATTATTCAGAAGTTGCCCGGAGCATAGAAAGGGGTATGATTTATGCCTATTGTTAACAATACTCGTTCTTTGCAAGTTGGGATTTGGAACGACTTCATGGATATGTGGCGACAAAAACAGCCTAAATTTGAAAAAACACGAACAACATTTGTCTATGATGTCGCATATAAAAAAGTACGACAAGGCACTTATGTTTTTAAAGAATCTTTACCAATGGTTGCTCCTTGGGGATATGGAAAAGGTAGAAGCTATCAAGGGTTCCAAGACAGACAATTCCAGCTTGAGCTATGTAATTTTGAATTAACTATCCCTTGGAATAAATTTGATGCAGAAGATGACCAACTGGGGGATATGAAAATACACATCAATGGAGCGGTAGATCGTTATGGGTTATTGCCGGTTATTTTGGCGACCGAATATATTAACGGCGTTGCTGTTTATAATATGTCGTTAAAAAATACCTATGACGGGGCAAGCATTTTTTCTGCGGTTGATGGCGATGGTAATGATAGATTGCGTGTATCGGGTGGTAATATTATTTCTGGGACTGGGATTACTGCCGCCGCTATTTTGCATGATTTTGCAGTGGCTCAACAAAGATTTTTGGCCTTCTTAGACCCAACAGCGGGTTTGCCAATTTTTGATGAAGCCGCCGCGGCTTATAGCAACATGGTGGCGATTATTCCCAATACCCTAAACGAGGTTTTCCAAAAAGCATCTGGTGCTGAATTGATTAGAACAGACCTGGCGAACAATACTTCAGAGTCCAACTATCTAAAGGGAACTTTTCAGTATGAATTGAACCCATTTATATCCGATACAACCGACTGGTATATTGTTCTAAAACATCCATATTACAAGCCATTTATCTATAGTGAAAGCCCATTAGAAAATTTCTTTGCTGACATGAACAACAGTGATCGGGCGCGTGAATTTGCTGAATATGCTGTATATACTCATATCCGCAATCGTATTGGGCCTTTGTTCCCAGGATGTATTATCAAAGTTAACAACTAAAAAAAATACCTGGAAAGATTTTGCGTATATGTGATTTCTTTCCAGGGTTACTAATATTTTGAGGAGAAAAATATGTTTACCAATTCCGCTCCTATTGGTGAAGTTTTTATGAAGAAGGTACGGAAAGAGCCATTTGCTTTGCCAATAGAATCAGATGCGCCGGCTATTGATTTTGTTGTGGGAGTAAAACAAGATGCTCCTTTTGAATATTGTGTAATTGGTGGAATCAATTTTGAGAAACGGGTTTTTCCTAATGAAGCCAGTTTAGCTAAGAATGTTGGGAAAACATTTTACCCCAGAAAAATTCTGAGGAAGTTGACGAAGAATCAATATAATGCGTTATTGGAAGAAGCCAAGAAACGTGATTTTTTTATCCCAATGACTCGGAACGAAAACTACGATCCCCAATATAATCCTAAAGATGATCCAAGCGGCGAACATATAGAAAAAATGCAAGCATTTAAGCCTTCCTATACTGTAAAGGTTGGAGATTGGATTATCTTAGAGCCAGCCGCTACTTATGACCCACGCAAATTTGAGCCAGACCTCCAAGAAAAGAAATTTCATACTTTTGAGACGCTCGAAACAGAGAACGCGCTAATCAATGTCCAAAGAGGTGGTAAAGAAGAAGTGAAGCCTGAAACATTGGATGCTCAAAAAAACATGAAAAAAGGAAAATAAAATGGGCGTGGCAGATGCAGTACAGGCAATGAAAGACAGAATTGACAACCAGCTTTTAGTTCAGCTTACCAATGAATTGCCAACAGCTACAACAATCAATGATACAAGGTTGACAGCGGCATGTAATGATGCGATTAATGAATTCCAGATGACTTCTGGCATAGCATTCGACTCTGCTAATGGTTTACATATAATGGCAATTTTGCATGGAGCGCGTTATTATCTGGAATTATATAAGGGGCGCGAGGGCGCACTTTTGGAATCCTATAATAAAAAGTTTTATAACAAATGTAAAAATTTGCGCGAGACTGTTGTCATTGCTCCTACAACAAATGCCAAGGCGTATCCTTCTCAAGAAAAAGAAAATAGTTTGCCAGATATGGATCGATCGCGTGGTGTATTTAATCCTGGGTACAAAGGACTTGGCACGAGCAATTCTTCTATTTTTTCGGAGGATCAATAAGCATGACAGCGTCTAAAGCAGAATTGTGGACACAGCTATCAAAGGCGATTAAAATAGCAGATGAAAATTTTAAATATGCTGGACAGAGTGCGACCAATTTTTTAAGTCTAGTCGATTCTTTACAACAAGCCTATGAAGGCGATCATATCGGAAATACGAACGCGGCATTGGCTAGTATTCGGTCTCAATTTAATTCTATTTGTGCCAACACTGATTTGCTCAACAGTATTATTTTAGAGCTTGCCAAGGTGGGGTATAACTCAATTGCTACAGTCGCCGCAACAGCCTTAGATGATATTTCCAAGGGTATGAAATTAGCAACGGAAACGATTTCTAGCAGAGCCTGGACGTATGGTTCGGTAGCCAATGATGCCTTGAATGTTGGTACGGGTACTGTGTACCGATTGACGACAGATAAAAATGGGAATGCAATTGAGGTGGGGGCGTTCCCTGGTGGTGTTACGAAAATAGAAGTAATTACAGATAAAAACACGGGAGCGACCAGTGGCGCGGAATCAGCCAAAATATATGGGTATGGAAGGACACCCACAGACAGTATAAATTTAGGAAGCGCACCAAGCGGCGAAACCACCATTTCTGCCAAAAAGGCATCGGATGGAATTTTGGCCAATGGTAATTTTTCTAGTTATGACGATTCCGGAACGGATGTAAGTGTAACTTCCTGGACATTCGGAACGGCAACCAAATCGACACATGTCAATATTGACACCGCAATTTATTTCCGCAAGATAGACCCAGCCACCACTGGGAAAAGTGTCAATCTATTATTAGATAATACAATGACACAATATTTACTCAATGCTTCAAGCCGGATCAATCCTGATTTACCAGTTTTTTTCATTGTCCGATATTATCGCAAAAGCAATTGTGATGGCACGCTAACAATTACCTTGGGTAGCAAAAGCACGAACGTTACCCTTACCAGTGTTTTAAATGCCACCTGGTTAGATTTAGTGTTAGGGGTATCCAATTCAGACGGCTGGTATGATAATTACAAAAGTGATACTAACAACTTGGGCGTAAAAATAGAAATAGCCCTTTCTAGCAGAACAACAGGAACTTTGAATATTGGCGAAGTTATTTTGGCACAACCGACTAATTATGATGGGAAATATTATTTGCTAACGGCTGGGGCGACTGATTTTTTGAAGGGCGATAATTTTACTTTTACGGACTCTGTCTCTAACACTGGAAGAATCCAAACTACGTTAGCAAGGTTATACAGAAAGCACCTCCCACATACTTCAGGAACCCCTACGTATGCCGATGCGTAATAACTAAGGAGGCGTACAATGGGCGCAACTGCTAGCGTACAAAACATCATTCGAGACGAAGGGTTTCTATATTGGAATCCTTCCAAAGTAAGTGATTTAGGGGAGAATCTGGGGTATCTAAAAGAAGGGTTTGCTTTTTTCCCCAATATGGTTGTTACTGCTATCTATTCGGAAACCTCTGGATTAGTACCAGAAGATTATATTTATTCAGGCCATCAATATACTGCAACTGTGCATTTCCTAGAAATTAAGACTACGAGCTTACAGCGCGGGTTTTTGCAGACGGTAACCAGCGGCCCCAGTCTAACATTGCCGGGATCGCTTCTCCCAGGAACCAGCCTTTTATCAGGCGCGACCAGCGGGAAGATTCTTTTTGTGCCTAAAGATTCTACAAATCATCCCAGTATTTATGCCACGGCTGTGTGTGGGGTTCTTAAGGATAGCATTCATTATGATAGGGGGAAAATAGTCTCCTTATCGGTGCTTTTCTATTTGTCTGATATGAAATTTGCTTTATTATCTACTTTGTTGCCAGCATAGGAGACCGCCCATGAAACCATATTCTTTTTTTACCTACCTGCTAGCACACTTGAAAATAGTGCAAAAGGACGGGGCCGTAATATTCGGGAATAATGTATTTTTGGTTCCAACATTCCCAACGCAACAAATGCCATCAATGATTTCTCCTACGTGCTTGGTAATGGATAATGGAGCATCTCCTTATTCTTCTCATTCTGATTTGGTAGAACAAAGTTTTACCATTGGTTTTTGGGTGTCAAAAGTAGATAGGTATGGAGAGGCGGGGGTACTAAAATTTTTAGAGATAGAAGAAACGCTATATGCTGATTTGCGAGACCTGAAGACGTTGAATAATGAGAAGGTGAATATTTTAGAAAACAGCAAAAAGGCTTTCCAACTTACATCCAATAATTATCCCCTAATGTCCAGATATTGGAGCTTTAGCGTCATACTAACAATATAAGGGGGAAATAATGTCAGATAATTTAAACATGGTTGGGAGAATAGCAGAACTACTGGAAAGAATCGCCAATGCTCTGGAAAAAACAGCCGTTTCCGACCATTCAGAACGCACAGAAGAAAGCAAAGAAAGACAAGAAACGTTAGAAAAAACGGTTAAACCAAAACGGGAAGATCATGATTCTGGGCCATTTACAGGATTGGTAAACAAAATAAAACCATTTGTGGACGCGGGAGTTGCGCCTGTTTCAATGATGGCTAAAGGTCTACAATCCCTTACCGATTCCAGACAAGCACAAGCCGGGCTGGTAAATCCTGCCGATAGTGTTATGGGTGAAATTTCTCAGTTGTCAAGTGCTGGGGTTTATTTGTCTGAAAAGGATATGGAAGCGTATGGGGGATTTGTTTCTACGAACCAGCAAGCAATGCAACATAACATGAAGATGCTTAGGCAGTACACAACGCGCGGGACTTGGAATAATATTATGGATCGCTTTGGTGAGTGGAAATTGGATTTAGATGACGACATCAGCAACAAGGGGCTTTGGGGAACCACAAAGAGTCGTGTGCGTGGCTTGTTTAGCGGGAGTAGTAATTCTGAAGATTCTTCTGCAAGACAATCTAATTTTATGCGAAATGGATTGCAACGAAATCAGGGCCTAGACTCACTTGGAAGATATTAGGGGGAATCGTGTATGGCGTATCCAGTAGTAAAGTATAATAATTATGAGTTCCCTCGCGTACATGGGCCTTATAGCTTTACACATACCGCAACCGAATTTAAATTTTCATGTAGCTTTTTGTTGACGGGGGCGACATCTAGCGATTTAATTACCAATGAAACTACCATGTTGGCG